GTTACTATTGATGCAGCAAAAGCCCTGAGGGAGGGCACCACGCCTGCGGCGCTGCGCCGTTCAGTGTTGGAGCACGCGGCGGCCGCAGCCGATGCGCGGGATGTGGTGGCAATCACCCCAGCCCCGGTGGTTTCTTCGAACAGTGAAAGCCCTATTGTTGCCGCAGCCAAACGCGCCGCTGCCTCCGGGGCAAAACGCTGAGCGGTTCCACAGCCGCCATACTGCCACGACCATGTTAAAACTCCGCCTTCCCTCCCAGGCGGCGGATTGCTTATGCCTCCATCCCCAGAAGGATCCCCGACATGACTGTCCTGACCCAACCGCCCAGCCTGGGCGATATCCTCAAATATGAGCTGAACCCAAATTATACCCGAGAAACTGTCACTCTGCTGGCAGGAACCACCTATCCCGTGGGTGCTGTGCTGGGCCGCATCACCGCGAGTGGTAAATACAAGCTGGCCACCTCCGGCGGTACGGATGGCGCGCAGACAGCTGCCGCCATGCTGCTCTACCACGTAGATGCCTCTGGCGCTGATGGCACCGGCCTTATCATCGCGCGCGGCCCCGCCATCGTCTCCAAAGCCGCCCTCGTCTTTGACACCACCGTCGATGATGCCGCCAAAACCGCGACCAAGCACGGCCAGCTCGCAGCCCTTGGCATCATTCCGCGTGATACCGCTTAATCCAGATCGCGCAACGGCGCATCAGCCGGGCGGCTTCGCTGCCCATGATCCCCAAACCAAGGCTATCCCCACCCTTTTTGCTGGAGTTTCCCATGACCCTCACCCGTAACCCATTTGACGCGGGCGGCTATTCGCTCGCCGAGATGACGCAGGCGATCAACATCCTGCCCAACCTCTACACCCGCCTTGGCCAGATCGGCCTCTTTCGCTTTGAGGGTGTCTCGCAACGCGCCATCGTGATCGAACAGCATCAAGGCGTGTTGAGCCTCCTGCCCTCGGTCCCCCTCGGTGCCCCTGCCACCGTCGGCAATCGCGAGGCCCGCTCCATGCGCTCGTTCGCGCTGCCTTGGATCCCACATGATGATGTGATCCTGCCCTCGGATATTCAGGGCATGCCCGCACTCGGCGTCTCGGACGCAGCCGACCCGCTGGTTGAGGTGATGAACCGCAAGCTGCAGCTGATGCGGCGCAAGCATGCCCAGACCCGCGAATATATGGAGATGAACGCGCTGCGCGGCATTGTGAAGGATGGTGCTGGCACCACGCTTTACAATTACTTCACCGAGTTTGGCCTTGAGCAACTTGCCATCGACTTTGTCTTTGGCACTGCGGGCACAAACGTGCAGGGAAAAGTCCGCGGTGTGCTACGCGCGATTGAAGACAACCTTTTGGGCGAGACCATGACCACCGCGCATGCGCTGGTCAGCTCGGAGTTCTTTGACAAGCTGATCAGCCATCCCAAAACCGAAGAAGCCTACAAGTTCTTCTCCGCCACCGGCGGGCAGCCCTTGCGCGAAGACATGCGCCGCGCGTTTCCTTTCGCAGGCGTGCTTTTTGAAGAGTACAACGGCTCTGTCACTCTCTCGAATGGGACGGCAGAACGGTTGATCCCGGCGGGCGACGGCATTGCCTTTCCCTTGGGCACGTTTGACACCTTCACCACCTATGGCGGGCCGGCCAATCTCTTGGAAGCGGCCAATACCATCGGTCTGCCCCTCTACGCCCGCCAGCATCTCGACGAAAAAGGCCGCTGGATTGATCTGATGACGGAAAGCTCGATCCTGCCGGTCAATAAGCGGCCGCGCATGGCAATACGACTGACGAGTTCGACTTAAGGGCGATCGTCATGCACGCATTTGCAATGGCCCTGGATCTGCTTTTTGCGGACCCAAACCTTGCCCAGGAAGCTTGGTATCGTGATTGCGAGGGACAATTCACCAAGCTCAGCATCATTACGCGCAGTGCCGACAGCATTACCGAGTTTGGGGCCGCAAGGCTCTGGTCAGAGACCTTCCGCTTTGATGTGCGCGTGCGAGAGCTGCCCAATCCCCGCTCGCAAGAGCAAATCCAGATCGAGGGTGAGACGTTTCTAATTCAAGGCAAGCCTGTGCGCGACCGCGACCGGCTGATCTGGACCATTGAGGCGGCCCCAGCATGAGGATCAAACTCGATCTTGCGCCTGATCTGATCGCGGCGATGGCGGCCGAGATCAAAGCAGGCGAAAAAGCTGTCTCAACCGCCATGCGCGAGGCGGGTACAGGGCTGAAGACAGCTTGGCGCGCTCAGATCACCAGTGCCGGGCTTGGGCGGCGGCTTGCCAACTCGATCCGTAGCCAAACTTACCCAAAATCTGGTGACAGCCTAAGTGCGGCCGCCTTGGTGTGGTCGCAAGCGCCGGTGATCATCCGCGCGCATGACACCGGTCCGCTGATCCGGTCCAAGAATGGGTTTTGGCTGGCGATCCCAACAGCGGCTGCGGGCAAATCAGCCCGTGGTGGGCGCATCACACCCGGGGAATGGGAACGCAGGCAAGGTCTGAGGTTGCAGTTTGTCTACCGCAGGCGGGGCCCGAGTTTGCTGGTGGCTGAAGGGCGGCTAAACAGCCGTGGGTTGGGTGTCGCGTCAAAGTCAAAGACCGGGCGTGGCGTCGCGACCGTGCCGATATTTCTGTTGGTGCCACAGGTGAAGCTGGCTAAACGCCTTGATCTGGCGCGCGATGCAGGGCGGGCCGTGGACCGCGTGCCAGGGTTGATTGTAGCGAACTGGGTGGAGGGCAAAGTCTAATGACACGTGAAACCATCCTGACCGCCCTTGCGGATCTCTTGCGGCTTATCCCGTTCGTCCCGGTTCTGCGCGGCGAGGTCCTGCCTGAACGCGTGCCAGCCGCAGGCCTCATAATCCTACGCGACGGTGATCCGGGAGATCCGGCGGTGACGCTGTCGCCGCTTTTATATCACTTCCAGCATCGCGCGGAGCTGGAGATCATTGTGCAGGGCACAGGCCGAGATGCGGGCTTTGCCACGCTCTGCGGCCAGATTGGCGCTGTGATCTCTGCGGACCACACGCTGGGTGGCCTCTGCGATTGGGTTGAGGCGGAAGCGCCGCGCCCGGTCGATCTGCCCATCGAGGGCGCGGCGGCGCTGAAGGCGGCGGTGATCACCATCGTTCTGCATTACACCACCACCGGCCCACTGGCCTGACACCCCACCATAATGAGGAGACCCCCATGGCACGAGCGCAAGGCGCGCGGGCGCAGATGGCGCTGGCGTTTGAGACGACCTATGGCACCGCCCCGACCGCGGGGTTCAAGCTGATGCCCTTTGCCAGCACCTCGCTCGGGGCTGAGCAACCGCTGCTGGCCTCGGACCTTTTGGGCTATGGTCGCGATCCGCTGGCCCCGATCAAGGATGCGGTGACGGCGGACGGTGATGTCTCGGTACCAATTGATATCGAGGCGTTCGGGTTTTGGCTCAAGGCCGCCTTCGGCGCGCCCGTTACCAGCGGCACCACGCCCAAAACGCACACCTTCACCTCAGGGTCTTGGGCACTGCCGAGCTTCTCGGTGGAAACCGGCATGCCAGAGGTGCCGCGCTATGCGATGTATTCGGGCTGCATGCTGGATCAACTGAGCTGGACCATGCAGCGCTCGGGGCTGTTGACGGCGACGGCAAAGATCATCGCGCAGGGCGAGGCCATTGCCACCGCATCAGGTGCGGGTACGCCGAACGCAATCGCGCTGCAGCGCTTTGGCCACTTTAACGGCTCCATCAAGCGCAATGGCACAGCCCTTGGCCATGTGGTCTCGGCAGAGATCACCTATGCCAACAACCTCGAGCGGGTGGAGACCATCCGCGCTGATGGCAAGATAGATGGGGCGGATCCGGCGATGGCGGCTTTGACAGGCAAGATTGATGTGCGCTTTGCTGACAGCGCGCTGGTGACCCAAGCCATTGACGGCGCACCTTGCGAGTTGGAGTTCAGCTACAGCCTTGGGGCCAGTGCCAGCCTCAGCTTTACCGCCCATGCGGTCTATCTGCCCC